ATACCATCTTTCGTGACGGCAAACATATTCAGTTCATATTGATTGATAAGGTCGGCAAGCAGTTGGTATGAACTATCGCTGATGCTATTCTGAAATTCACGAAAGCAACCAAAGCGTCGTTTCTTTTCAATAGCTTTAATTAAAAGCACCCTTGCAACGGTATGTGACTTGAGGCTATAGCGACCACCATATACGGCAGCCTCGCGCCAATCATCATCTAGCAGGCGAGCAAATTCACTTGGTATTAGTATCTCTTGTCGGCTCATTGATTATTCTCACTGTTACTGGTTCGAATGCATCGCCACCAGAAGTGAGGTCAATGGATTGCTGTGCTTTGCCTTCAGTCCTGTCGGTAATCTCTTTCACGTCTGGCAGACTTTGCTTTGCAGCAACGACGCGGTTATAAGCTAGGTCTTCAACAACTGTTCGTTCGTTGACTGGTGTATCAGCATACTTTTCTAGCTCTTCAACTGTCATGTTCATAAAGCGACGATACTGATAGCTAAACACATATTCAGGTTTCCAGCCACCTGCGTTTCTGTTTTCTGGATGATCGCCAAAACCACCTTTGCCTGTGGGGTTTGGAACTTGCTGTGTAGTTGATTTTGCCATATTATTCGCCCTCAAATTGCCTGTAATAATGTTGCATAACTTCATCTGGTGTCACGCCATGTGCAAGCTGGTTGCCATTTGGGTCTTCATACAATGCTCGCACGCGATGCCACAATTGCCATTCCATATCAGGTTGGTATGGATTTTCGCCAATAATCTGCTGCATTAAATGACTAGCAACAACATTGATTTGTGCCTGTCTTATCAAGGCTCGTTCATAAGGCGTAGCTATGCGCTCAAGCCTTAATTCGGCATCATGATAGTTGCCTTCAGAGTCCCAGCCTGTCATAACCTGTATTCCCCTTTATTTAGCATTAGATGTTGACCTGCGCCGTTGTCGTATATAGCAAAGTGACTATTTGACCATGCCGATGGACTGCCACGCATGTAATACATGTCTAATGGTAACATTGTTCCGACAGTATGTGTGCGTCGCATTGATTGTGCTTTGTGAACGTGACCGCTGACTGATTGACCGTAATCTTCTTCTTTAGACTTCATTGAGCCGTAACCAAAGCCAACACCTTTGTCGCCATGAGCGCCAAGCTGATAGCCTCGCACTTTGTAATCATCTACTCTTGTTAAGAAACGTATGTTGCGTGGCAATTTGCCCATCATGCGAATGCCATGTTCAACAGGGTCGTTCAGGTCTTTTTCTGCCATGAATGATGCAAGCTTAAAGCCGAAACGTGCATTCTCTTTGTCTTTGGTAAATCTGCCTTCGTTCAGATAGCGCCAGAGAAACTCATGGTGGTTGCTCATGACAACAACAACTTCATCAGTCATGTCTGATAAAACTAACAATTCATCGTAGCATTGCTTTAGTTCTTTTTCGAGTGATGTATGTCCTAAATCTTGCTGTTGTAATATGCCTTGCGATATAAGTTCCTTATCAACGTGATGTGATACGCTGTGACCGTCAAAGTAATCATGCAGCACGATGCGCTTTGGCTTCATATCTTCAATCATGCGATATGTGGCTTGCAATACATCGGGGTCAGTTCTGCCGCAGTGGTAATCGCCTAATACTAAAGCTTCGCATTTTGCTTCTGTAATCTCGCCACCACTATACTTCTTGCCTAAATCAATAAAGCTGCCAGTTCCATTAGAGGTTATGTGTCTCATGTAGTAGGTGTCACTGTCTTTTACTTCAACAACAAGCCCACCAAATGTATGATCTCTTAGTGCGATGCTACCGAGCCGCCGACGTTCCGCAGAATTATCATCGCCGTTTGCATAGTTCGGGTTTGTTAATGCGCCAGTTGTGACTAAGAACTTTGGATGCTTTTTAACTGAGTGCGGTATAGGTCGCTGAAACTGTTTAGGCGATGCGACAATCTGTGTTCGTTCACGCTGTGCAAAGCGCTGTAAGCCAGTTAAAGGGTCGATGGCTTGTGGTTTCACGTGAAACTGCCCAATCTGTATGCGGTTATTGAGCGATCTGTTGCCATATTCAATGTCATATTCTGCTAGATCAGGATGCATGCTTTGCCAGTCTTCGCTTGCGTCTCTGCCTATCATCGGCAAAACAATAAGACTACCAAGATTTTCAGCAATGTATGTTTCCATTGATCTAAGTAACTTTTCGTTTGGTCGTGCCTCTGCCTGCGCTGCGGTTACTAAAAACATTTCACTCACTGTATTACCCTCTTGGTTTTTCCTGTTGTTACTTTTATTTGTCGAGCACGAGCACTATTAGATTGTGCGACCTCTGTATTTTTGCGTAATGTAGTAGTTTGCCTCATGGCATTTTTAGGCTTTGGTGCCATTTCAAACTTTGGCATTGGCAAATGATGTGTATTGCGTGTCAAATGACTATTTACATCTAAATCAACGACTGCTTCAAATATGATAAAGCCGAGTATTAGGTTTATAACTACAATGATTAATATTATCCAAAGCATATGTGCTCCTTAGTAATTTGTAATACTTGCGTCGTCCTGCTCGTAACTTGGTTCCATAACTTGATAATGTGTTTCACGATAAAATTGCCGCGTATCAAGTGTGCGCCGCAAATTGCTATCAGCAAGCTTAAATCGTATGCGCCTAAAAATAATCGACACCCATCCTTGTGAAAGTCCGAGTGCCGCACCTATTTCATGCTGTGACCAGCCTTCTATTCGTAAGTCGATGATAAGCTGTTCCCTAAAGTCTAATAAGTCATATGTATCTTCAGCTGCTTCAAAGCCAAGCACTCTTTGCAATGGCGTGTTTTTAGCTGGTTTGTTATTGATTGGCATTGTGACCACCGTCATGTCGAAAAACCCCCTTTACCTCGTTATTCTCTTTTACCATTATCGTCTTGTCTCTGACTTGACGTGCAGATACCCCACGACCACAGCGTAAACAATTCAGCACAACACTATCTTTGTCCGTAGATAAAGATTGCGTGTGGTTGTAGCCACAGTCATGTTCATATCTATAAAAAGGCATGAGTTATTTCCGACCCTTAGTTTTTAATTTTCTTCTCTGTTCCCGATTTGGCTGTGCAACACCGACCCTTGTTGCAATTCTAGCCTCAGAAGCAGCCTTATCAAAAATGGTTTCCCACTGTTGAGTTATGTCTGTCCAGTTATATTTATGCGCGAATTCATAAGCACTGTCAATATCTGGTAATTGACCACGCATAATTTTCTCTAAATTGCTTGCTGCATCTTCGACATCCATCAGGGGTCGCATACGCTCGTTGTCCTGTCCGCCGAGCATTACCCACATAGAAGAATTGTCGCCGCTTTTTGTCAAATATCCACGATTATTGTCTAATATCTCAATGATGCTAGTATTGTTTGGCGCTACTATTGGAACTCTTGTTGCCATAGCTTCTGTAATACTAAGCCCCCAACCTTCGCCGAGTGTTGGCGTTAGGAGTGCATCAGATGCGTTATATATCATATTCAATGACTCAACTGGTATGCCCTGATTTGCATTAAAGAACTTTGGCGATGGTAATATAAAGTCTTCTTGCAACTTAAAGCCAAATTGATCTGCCATAACAAGTAAGTTACCGCCTGCGTCATCATGGCTCATATGTAGGTATAGGATGGCGTTATTATGTCCGCGCTTCCGTAGTTCATCTAATATCATGAAATTACGCATTGGGTCTTTGCGGATTTGATTACGGTTGACGTTAGTAATCAAGAATTTACCATCGGCCTTACCACTAAAGTAGTTGTGCCTAAATTCGGTAACTTCATCGCGGTTTTCTATATACCTAAAGTCAGTAAGGTTAGTGCCATGATAGATAACCCCTAAGCGATGCTCTAAACTTGGGTCAATGTCTAATACTAATTTTTTACCATACTCCGTATATACAACAGGGTAATCTACCAATGAAACACACTTTGTAACCCACTCAGGTTTTGGCGTTGCATCTATTGGGAAGTAATAAACAATCTTGAATTTGTGCGGCAATATGCTTTGTGTTTCAACAAGTGCTTCAATAAATGTCTGAACTATAAACGTATCTTGGATTATGAATATAACATCATATTCACCATTACCAGCCATATCGAGGAATTTTTGTCGGCCATATGGGTCGCCAGTATTCATGTTAGCAATGTTCAGTGCAGGGTATACGCGACCGGGAAATAAATCGTGGTCGTAAGGGTCGCCAGTATAGTTAATAGCTACTACATCAATGTCGTATTTGCCAGTGCTGTTAAGCTGGCGCATGATGTTGCTCGATACCGTTGCAAAGCCAGTGGTGCAAGCATAATCAGCTAATGCAAGCACTCTAATTTTTGATTCATTAATCATTTTCTACAACCCTTTCTGATTCAGCACGTCTTGCTGATTCACGCATAGCAGGTGTTATAACCGTTAAAAATCCATTTCTTGGGTTTTCACGAATCCCAAAGTTACCGGGGCAGTCGGTAGAGGTTTCAGGATGAAAGTCTTTGGTAAAATAATATATTGATTGTCGCCTATCACCACGAAGCACTACTTCTTTAACATTCAAATAATACCTTACTCCTTTACTATTAACGTGCGAATACTTACCACGCCCACCGGTCTTTTTTAGCATTCGACGGTGTGTATATCTGTCATACCATTTAAATATAGTCATGATCTAAACCCCATTTTACGTTGATATTCAGGGTCATCGAGCTTACTAATAGGCTTGCCGTCAACGCCTTTTGGTAATGGTCGATAACCGTAGTATTCGGTATCAAATGTGAAATTGTTATCAAGTAGCGTTTGCACGACTGCCTCAAGTGACGAATTTCGAATTGCGTCGCCAGCGCCATCATCGCCCTGTGCAAATACGTTGATTAGAAAACTCTTTAAGCGAGACTCTTCACGCTGTGTAATCTTTTCAACATATGGGTATTCAACTGGCGCGTTCATATATAGATCTTGTGGGTCAGCTATAATCTGTGCTGCGGTTGGCTTGTCCATTATATTAACCATTCTGGTCGCTCAAGCGTCCATTCAATTGTATTTTTTAAGCTATCTTCAAACGGCACTGGCATTTGCCAGCCTAAGCCAATAAGCTTTGAACCATCTAATGCGTATCGTCGGTCATGTCCTGCTCGTGTATGATGAAAGTCAACAAGCTCGTAATTAAGTTCCTTGCCCATCAATTTTGCTATAAGTTGTGCCATTTCAAGATTGTTCATTTCGATATTGCCGACGACATTATAGCGTGATGGCATAACTATCAAGTTATTATCTTCGTATACAGCAGGTGGCAGATTGTTAATAATATACAAGAGTGCGTCCGCGTGGTTACGAGCGTGCAGATAAAAGCGTGAACCGATGTAATCTTCGTTACCATGAATTGTAACTGTCTCGCCTTTGTTAATTTTCTGTATGACCATCGGCACAAACTTTTCAGGGTCTTGCATTTCGCCAAAGTTATTCATAGTGTTAGTAATAACGACTGGAACGCCGTATGTGCGCCAATAACTAATGGCGATTGCTTCTTGTGCAGCCTTACTGCCTGAATATGGGTTACTTGGTAAGATTGGCGACCATTCTTTGTGATTAATGCCTATAGGTGCAGCACCGTATACTTCGTCGGTTGAAATCTGCATAAATACTTCTGGCTTTACTTTGCGAGCATATTCGAGCATATTCAATACTAGGTCAACATTGTTTTTTACAAATGAAACAGGGTCTTCTATTGAACGATCGACATGGCTTTCAGATGCAATATTTAATATATAGTTTACGTCGCCAATACGGTTAATAAGCTGGTCGCTAAGTGGTGCAATAAGGTCGTGTGTGACAACTTCAATACGGTCGCTCCAATCAGGATGTGATTCAAGCATCTCAGTAATGCGGTCTGTCTTGCCTTTGTGCCTGAAACTATCGAGACATACAACATTCCAATCAGTATTATGCATAACGTGTGCTAGTGTATGGCAGCCGATGAAACCACCTGCCCCTGTTAATAGTGCTTTTTTAGACATATTGGTTTCCTCGCCAATCTTTAATTGTTAAATTAGGGTCATTATACGGTGTTAAGTAATGTTCTTTTTGTGCCTGAAGCGGATGTGATTCAGGTATGCCCCCCCATTTTTCTATGTAATATGCTTGTGAACCGCCAGAACCGACATTGTTTTCCATCATGTGTGTCGTCACGCCGCCGATATGAACCATAGGCGCTGCTGTGGTGCATATTTCCCGAAGCCCTGCAAGTGTAGCGCGTCGGTGGCTATCGTTATCTTCATACCATGCAGGTGCGAAGTTTTCGTCAAACATGCCTACCTTCTCAAAATATTCAGGTGCTATTAGAAAACAGCTAAAGTTTGGATGATCGCTAAATGATGGTTCTTGTCCTTCTGGCAATTTATAATTCAAGATGTTAAATGCATCGCCAATCTCGCCAAGAATATTATTTGGTGTGACCATGATAATACCTTGCTTTTTTAGAAGTTCGTATTGTTCAACCATACCGTCAATGCATTCTGGTGCAAACATAATGTCGTCGTTGCATACCAGTGCATAGTCACACCCTTCAGCAAATGCCTGTAGTGAACCCTTATTCCATGCAGCACTTAGTGGCACCTGTGCGCGATATTGTGGCTGAACGTATATTTTATAGTTGTGTTTTGTCTTAATGCTTAGTGCTAGGTCTGTAAAGCCTTTGAAATAATTAAGCACTGGCACGACTATTCCAATTGTTTTCATAATGTAAACACCTCACGCATAGGCTTTGTAGCCCGATAAGTTTCGCAAAAATGACCATTTGACCAATCTTTGTTGACTAAAGTAAAGTCAGAAGTATGCCCATAGCTGTCATGATGCCCAAAGTAATCGCCAGAGAAGTAATTTGATGTGACAGGCGTCCACACATATACATGCGTAGGGTCTTGCCATACAGCTTGGCTATTCTCGTTTGGATGATACGCAGGAGTTTGGTGGTAGAACTCGCCATTTGGCTTGAGCACGCGGTATATCTCATTGAACAGCTCAATCATGCAGCTGCGGCGTTGCATACCCATATAATGACCATAGTCATCAAATACTGGTATATATACGATTGGTGTTATATGTTCGAGCACATCATAAGCCGTTACTAAATCAAAGGTGTTATCTTCAAATGGCAGTTGATCTAGCACAAGGTCACAAATCCTTACCTGTTTATTGCCTGTTTCATAAACATCAACGCCCCAACCGTCATAACCTTCGCGTGTGCGTGGTGTGCCGCCAGAACCTAAATCAAGTTGCTTAGGCAAGTCCATAATATATCCTATCGCTTGTTGGTTTTATAGATGACTTAATAAAGAATACGTCATTGTGAGATTGGATTTCAGAGTCTTGTGTAAAGCCTTGTTCTGCTAACCAGTCACATACTTCTTGCGCTGAATGCTCGCCTTCATATACTGGCGTGCTGCTTAGCTCTATAGATAAGAAACTGAATTCTTGCAGATATTTACCACAGCCGTGAAGAACTTCCCATTCGTTACCCTGTGTGTCGAGCACAAGACAATTAAAATTAGCTATGTCAAATTTGTCTTTTGGCTGATGCTCAACCCATTCGTCAAAACGCGTAGTTTGAATTTTTATGTGGTCAACGATGATACCGTTATCGACCCAGTTTTTCTTAACTTCTTCACTTTCAAGTATAGGCTCAAATATTGAACTACCCTTACCGTCGCCCTTAGTGACGATTAATTCAGTAACGCCTGTTTTATCAGATAGTGCTAACTCAGATACATATACGCCATGTTCGTCGCGAGCTTTTTGTGCGGCAAACGGTAGTGGCTCGAAGCCAATTATATTTTTAATACCAAGATCTTTGTAGCTATATACTTCTTCGCCATCATTCATTCCAGCATGGATAATACCTGTGAGCGTAAAACCTTGCTGTGTAAAATGGGTTACTTTGGCTGGTTGAATTTGTCCATCTTCACGCATTATGCTAACCCTCGCCATTCGTAGTTCCAATCAGAGTGAACGTAGCAGGGTATGCGCTTGCCAAATTCGCCAAAGAACTGTTGCTCAGCTATGTTATAAATCTGGCTATCAACTGCCTCGCCCTCAACATACTTATTGTTTTCTTTTAGCCAATTAAGCCCTGTGGTTATATATTTGCCAGAACTGTTAGCTGTAGCACCCGACCAATGGTCAAAGCCAAGTCCGATAGTAGCAATTTTAAACCCTTTGTCGATTAGCTTTAATGGGATAATGCGGTCATAAAAATGGTGTGGCGCACGCCAGCTATCAAACATGTCTGTTTCCATAAGATTGTTAGCAGCTTGACGGCTGAAGAACATGCCGACACCATCGAGTATTGCAGCTGGCGAAATGCCATCCATAAACTCTGAGTGATGTTGCCATGCGACACTGTGACATTGACATGCGCCCCATTCTAGTCCAAGCATTTGGCTTTGTGAACGAATACGCCCACCATTTTCGCCGACACCAACCGCGCCAAAAATACCTGCCAGTCCGAGATTAGGAACTGTTGTAAATGCGTGCACAACCATATTAACCCAATCTTCTTGGTGTATTAATACGTCATTGTGTATGAAACAAATGATGTCACTATCTGTTTCCTGAAATGCTTGCTTAAAACTAGGCAACACGCCGACGTTTTCTTCGTTACGAATGAATAAACCATCGGCAGCCATAGCATCGGCATACTTTTTGATAATTTTACTATTCGCCTTGTCAGAACCGTTATCGAGTAATACTAGCTCAAAGTCACAAAATGTTGAGCCAAGTTTGACGTTTTTTACTGCTGTTTCAATACAGTGCTTTGTGATGTCTACGTTGTCTATAAATGGGATGACAAGAGACAATTTCATGTCAAACCTGTTCTTCTTTCGGTGCTTCTTGGCGCACAACAACAGCTTCGGTTGTTAAGAACAGTGCAGCGCCACTGGCTGCATTTTCAAGTCCACTTATTACTACTTTTACAGGGTCGATAATTCCATATTCAAATGCTTTGACGACTTCGCCAGTGCGAAAGTCAATTGCCATATTGTTCTTCTCAATAGCCTTTAGGTCGCTACGGTCCAAACGAATTGAGCCGTTGCGTGCCATTTGCTCGATAGGTTCTTGGCAAGCTTTTAATACTGCTTTGAAGCCAATCAATTCGTCGCCAGTTAAATCGGTTGTTATCTTTACCGAGCTACGATATAGCGTAGAACCGCCGCCAGATACTACACCGTCGATTAAAGCGGCTTTTGTAGCATTGATAGCATCTTCTATACGAAGTTTGCGTTCTTGGCGCTCTGTGTCGGTCTGACCACCAACCTTGATAGTGAAGAGTGCGTTGTTAAGCTTAGCAATGCGCTCTTTTAGCGATTCTTGTTCAAATTGTCGATTGGTTGCTTTTACTTGTGCCTGTAGTTCTTTAATGCGTGCTTCTTTTTTAGCGTTATCATTAGCAATAATAGTAGTTTCGTGCTTTTCTGCAACAATCTTTTGGATAGTGCCAAGATGTTCAGGTAGTAAATCATTAATATTATCTGTTGTCATGCTGTCATAAAACTTAGCGCCAGTGATAGCTGCAACGTCACGAAGCATACCCTCGCCCATATCGCCGTATGCAAGCACACGAATAGGTAGTGCGAAGAACTTCTTATTTACCCAGTTCTTCAAACTAGTCATCAGTGCGTCGCCCTCAATAGAATTGGCTATAATGACAACCTGCTTTTTGCCTGTTGAAAACGCCACTTCCATGATTTTTGCCATTTCGGGACCAGAAACAACACTAGCATTAGTAACAAATACTGGTGTATCGGTTAAAACTGATTGCTGTAACTCTGGCACATTGATGTAATTAGGTATATTAAATGACCCTCGAAGTTTTAATCCTGCAATTTGTTCAGTCGTTGTTTCGACTTCAGGACTGTCTTCAAGTGTTACAACACCCTCAACACCAGATTCAAATATAATCTCAGCAACCATTTTACCTATTTCGGTATCGCCACCACATGAAATGATTGCGGTTGATATAAGGCTTTGCAGATCTTTGGCTTTGGTTACGTTTTCTTTGATTAAATTAACGATGTCTTTTGCGCCTCGTTCAATGCCACGACGGATAGCTATAGGGTCTGCGCCAGCAATAATTGCTTTGTGTCCCTCATTAACGATAGCCTGCATCAATACGCTGGCTGTAGTAGTTCCGTCGCCTGCTACATCGTTTGTGCGTGCAGCAGCTTCTTTAATAGCTTTCAAACCAACATTTTCAAATGGGTCTTCAAATTCTAGCTCGCGCAAAATAGTAACACCATCGTTTGTGTTTGTTGGCTGTGTGTAAGGATTAGTGTCAAGAATGACATTGCGCCCATTTACGCCGAGCGTAGCTTTCACAATGTCTGCTGCGCGGTCAATACCACGTTTTGTGGCTTGGCGTGCATCGTCGCTTTGTTTGATAGCTCGTGGCATTATTTAAACACTCCTATGACCTGTGATGATGTAAGAACGATGTATTGCTTGCCTTTGAATGCAAAAGCTTGGAACTCTTGACCGTATGGCAATATTTTGTCGCCGACTTTGCATGAGTCAACTGCTTTGCCGACACCAACAACTTGTAGGTATTGGTTTTTTTGGCTATTATCTACTGTTTCAAATGGCTTGTCGCTACCTTCAAGTAATGTTTCTGCAATGATATAGTCGTTTTTTGCTACGATGCTGAATTCTGACATGTCTGCTCCTAAAAAGAAGAGAACACCAACTCAAATGGTAATGTTGGTGTCCTCTATTATATATTGTATGTTCATTTTACCCATTTGATTTTTACCCATATTTTTTGGCTACATTTGCATTAAAGCACAATCGTTTTTGTTCGGCAATAGTTTTTTATAATTATTATTTATTTACCTGCGACTATCCCTGTTACGACTGGAATATCATATGTTTCGTAATGATTTGTTTGGCTTGGGTCAGTTTGTCCCATAGGTTTGCAGACAGGTGCGCCAGTTTCCTTATCGTATGCTTGCAAATAATCTGTTGGGTTTGGGCAACTTAATGCTACTGCTTCATTGTATACTTTGCCGTTTGTTTGTTGAAAGATATTTGGATGTCCTTCAACATATGCCAAACCAAAACCACTTGTAATTGCAACTGCAAGTGTAATGATTATTTTTAAATATATATTCACTTTTTTGCCCCCCTTATTGAATAAACTTTTCTACGATCAAATACCTTTAACGAAAACCATGTAAATATACCAGTAAATACTGCACCGATTAGAAAATACATAGCACCGATGTAAAACAAACTGATTATAAACACCATATATAAAACCCAAAGAACACCAATTGTTAATCCAGCTGATAAAGCCAGTATTACAATTATTGCAGCAATGTTTTTTAAAAAGGTCATTTTTCGTTACTCCTTATATTTTTTAATTTTCGCGTAATGTCTGCCTTAGTTTTTGAGGCAGGCAATGTTTTTAACATTTGCAATAGCCAATTAATCTCTAGCTGGTTAAGCACCATGCTAAAGTGTCCGCGACTACGCAATAGATCTGATATTGTGCCAGCTGACCGATAGCCCATTAATGTGGCGATCTGTCGGTATGTCTTATTCTGATTACGCAAGACAATCATCTTGTCTATGTCTTTGGCTAGTTCGTCACGACTTCGGCGCATTAGTTTTTCCTTTCGTTAATTCAAATTGCATCTGCGGAATAGCAAGTGCGTTATTCAAGATGTTTTCTGCTGTTATCATATCTATATTATAACGAACATGAAACGTATTTGCAAGTGCTTAATTATCTTTACTGCCTTTGGCAGCATTGCACTCATTACAGACAGGCTTCATGTTGTTTGGGTCGGTCCGTAATTCAGGATGGCGCACCTTGCTTTTAACATGTTCGGCTATAAGGTAATCAATCATTCGACCGCAGATGTAGCACTGCCAATAGCCTTGATGGTTTGGCTTTTGTGTATTTTTCCACTTTGCGACTGCGGCATTAGTGCGCTGTGCTACTTTACCAATTTTGTTAAGTTGCCTGTATGTCTTTATTGGTGTGCGTGGCTTATGTTGCACACAATAGTCTGAATATGCACGCTTACCACAAACAACACATGATCTACTCATTTTTTTATAGGTAAGGTCGGCAGGTAAGTAAACCACTTTATTTGACCATCGTAATGCTTAATTTGTTTGACTATCATTTAATAATTTCCTTTAACCTATTTTCTACCCAAATAGATTTATCTGCATAACCTCTTTCGTAGGCTTCTGCTTCTTTTGTGGCGATTAACTGGTTTATTTTATTAAAAGCTGTATCTATAATATCGCCGTTAGTTGGCGGGAAAATTGCATTAGCTGCTAAGTCCCATAGTATTGTCCTAAGTTGTTCTAGCTCGTTTGTATCAGAACCGTCTGTTGGTTTATTGTTCATGGTTTACCTCTGGAAAATACTCACGACCATCAGGAGTAACTGTTAAGTAGTAATCTGAGCCACCAAGATGCGTGTCAGCTATACTTATTACTTTAAAGCCAAAGTATCTGTTGCCTTTTTTATCTACAATCACACTGCCTACTTTTGGGCATGGGTTTTTAAAGTCACGCATAGACCAGACTATTATTCCTTCTTTGGTATCTGGGTTTAGCGGCGTTCCCCACCAACCAATATTATCTTGCAATTCTTCGGGTTCGCTCATATTGTTATTCCCCTTTCAATCAGGAATGCTACTTTTAGGCATATAATTATTTAGCTCTTGCACATGCTCCTGTCCGTCGCCAAAGCCTTGATGATAGGCTATTTTTTCTAAATCTTTAATTTTAGCGACTATGGCGCGTGCTAAGAAGAATAGATCGTCGTCGCTATAGTGTATATAATCAGTAATGATATTTTGTATTTGAAACATTAAATCATCTTGAATTTTTGGCAATTCCCTGCTCTTGCGATACGCATCGTCTTTAGTAACGCATCGACAATAGCTGTATTGGTGTGGTGTGCAATAGCCATGTTCGCATATGTCGGTATTTGGGCAACCAGTTTCACATTTCATTATGTTACCGTTACCAATCGTGGAAAGCTATCAGCATCAACTAGGTTGCCGTTTCCCTTTAGATTTATGCCAATAAGCACATTGCCAACACCCATAAGGTTTTGCCAGCGCTTATAGTTGCCGTTGTTTGGGTCAAGCCACGTTTTGTAGCTCTTGCCATCGTCGGCTTTAAAGAACACCATGTAAACTGGTTTATGCGTATATTTGCTTGTTGTCTGTGCTACCTTAGTGATTTGAAATTGTGATGGTTCCATATTACCCCCTTAAATTATATTTAGTATGTTCGATGTCATTTTCTATTGAGCGTAACCAGCCTTGATCTACTGCGGTTGGCAGTGGGCAGCCTGCGCCAGCTGACTCTTCGCGGAACTTTTCTATAGATGCAGTCATTTCATCGACACTTAGATCGGCGCTGCTTCGGCAGAACCTTATGCCGTTCTTTTCATAGAAGTATATATTTGCATTAAGGTTTTTATACACTTGCTTTGCCTCTTCGAGTGTATAGCCAAAGTGGTTGCCAAAAGCACTGATGATTAAATGAAGGTAACTATTTTGATTTATAGAACGCTTTGGACTAATCTTTTTTACTTCTATAATTGCATTTTTGTTTACCAACTCATGAAAGTAGGTAATTGCTGCAACCTTTTCGGCTAATCCAGCAGTGTTGTATTTCATTATCTCGTAAGCTTCTCTAACTTAATAACTGTATACGGCTTTCCAAGTGGTATCATAGCGCTGCGTATAATGGTGCTGCGCTCGCCCAAGCTTTCAAGGTTTTCTTTTAAATATGTGTCTGTTAAGCTCTTATCGACGATTGTAAGCGTGTCAAACGTGTCTTCGTCTACATTGTCGCGCAGCACAGTTTTATCGTATGTCATGCGCTGCACGTTGCTCATACGGAAAGCTTGACCATGCCACTCATCGCTAAGTCCATTGCTGTTTATGTAAATAGGCACTTGCAATTTGAGTTGGTTTTTTAGCTCTTTAGCTGTTTTTTCATAGGCGCTGGCAAACTGCCATGCGCTTACGATGTCGTCAAATGTTCTAGTTGGTAGGTTGATAACCTCGCCTGTGACTTTGTTAATAGCTTTTATCATTAAAATGGTTTCCCTTCTGTTGGTTTAGGTTCTGGTAAAGTTTCTTCGTAGGCTCGCTGTGCAGGACTCACATCATCGACAGTTGTCCAAAGTTCATCATTCAATTCATCTTGTTCGCGGCTCATTATACTAATCCATCTTCTAATGCTTGCAGCACTTCGTTTACTTCAGTTACGGTTTCAACGGTTGTTTTACCTAATACGGTATCAAGCACAGCTTGTTTTGCTTCTGGCGTTATATGACCAAAAAACTCAAATGCTTTGTTAAGTTTGTTTTTGGCTGCGCCAAGTGTTGTTGCTGTTTGAGCTGGTGTTGGCGAAGATGCTTCTGTATAAGTATCAGCATCTTTAGCGTCGTCTATGGCAAGTAATCCGCCCATAGCATATTTACGAGCGTATGAGCTGGTTTTACCTGTCACTTGGCTGGCATCTAGCCCTTTGTCGATTTGACCTTCCCATGCTAGTGCGGTTGCGCTTATTGTTGCACCTTCGTCGTCATATACGGCAGCAGTGGCTTTGACATAGTGTCGGTCGCCGATAAGCACAACTTCGTCGGTCACGACTAATACAAGTTTATGTTTAGCTAAGACTGGTTTTGCAGCCTCAAGTATAGCTTCGGCAGAACGACTTTTGCCAAATCGCCCTGTCTCAGTTTTAGGTGCCTTCAGCTCGATTTGAGCATCACGCAGCTGTTGATATATTGTTGACATAGTTTTCTTATTCCTTCCTATGTTAGATTACGTTTTGTGCGCGGAGCAATTCTTGTTCACTAAAGGTAACATACTCGCCACTTGTCAAAGGCATATTGCAGTTACCGCAGCGGTCAAAGCGCATAAGGTGTGCCCGATCATCGTCTAATTCATAATCGTATGAGACGACTGGCGCACCAATATGCTTACCGTTAGCGGCACACTGTGTAGCTTTTGGAAAGTTGGTTTGTATTGTTTGTTCTAGTGTCATCTTGCGTGCTCCTTATCGCTTAATGATACCTCTAATTATACGCCATTCATTTTAGCATGTCAACGGTTTTTGTTCGTTATAGTGACAAAATATATATACTTGTGTTAAAATCTAAATGTGCAGGGAACAAGCGTGCTCCACTGTTCGTTTTCTCTCTCTGCACTAGAACTATCTTTGGGATTTGTTCAAACGACGAAAGCCACTTACAGCAATGCAGGTGGCTTTTTTCGTATACGATTAAAGTATGGACGTTTCTTCAATAGAAAATCGTGCCTGTAAATGGTGTGGCAAGTATTTTGTTGCCATAAAAAGCGCGAATACCTATTGTTCAAATAAATGCTCAGAGACAGCACTGCGTGTGCGCCAGCGGCGAAACGGTCGTTATCTTGGTAAAGAGCTGCGAGGTGTGCGCCCGATAATAGAAGAAGACTTTGGGCACAGCAAAGAGTGGCTCGACAAATCTAAAAACAACATCCAAAAATTATCAAATCATAAATACGCTATGAGGTTACCAAATGACAGCATCAATGGATAGTCCCGAATTTAAAAAATGGCTCTTTGATAATATGCCGAAAGAGATACTAAATGAAGCCTTTGAAGATTATTTAAAACAAACAGGCGCACTAGAAACATTTGAATCATGGTTCGCCAGAGTGCCAACAAATAAAGAACTTATGAGTATGATTGAAAGTATTTACCACATTGACCAACATGGACGACGTAGCTCTAAGACATTTGTTGTTAAGTTACTTGTAGAAGAACAACACGTTTCTACTGTTAATAATATTGATAAGTTAAGTGATTTCATTGCTTCGGGTAATCTTAGTAACTATAAAAAAAAGAATTAGTGCTAAGTTGTTATTTGTTTTAAACCGTCTTTAAGCCTTCGTTCGTTCCAAGATTCAATAGTATAAATTTTATTTATAGCACTAGTAGCATCTTCTTCGTTAAAATTTCTAACTCGTATGACAACTATACGAGTTCGCTTCCAAACACTGTTATCCTTCATTGAGTCTTTAAAGTGGTCGTGTTCTTTACCGTCAACTTCGATAGCAACACCCAATTCGTGACACCAAAAGTCAAATATTCTAAAGCCCCACCTAGCTTGCTTTGTCCATGAATACTTATTACCTCTTAACTTGTCGAAAAACCAGTCTTCGGCTTTACTAGCACGAGCTTTATTTTGTTTTTGACGCATTGCCATGTGTGCATGGTGTTCTTTATTAGTAGTCCAGTATGATTTGTTTAAATTGTCCATAGTAAGTGTAGCTTTCGTTATTAAACCCAACTCAGGTAATGTGAGCATAGATTCAGGCTGGTGCTGATTTTATAAGTAGCACGAGAAAAAAAAGTTAAATTGACAAGGTTCAAGGCATCAGTTAAGATACCCTCAGGCTGAAGCAAAACTTCATTCAGAGAATATCTGACTATAACGGCAACTCGTTGCAATCGGGTTGCTTTTTTAGTTCTACAACTATGCCTAGCTCTTCACTCAGTATAAAGTTTCACATGAGTTCGAGTTTTGGTTCATACATATTATTTTGACACGCCTGTATGATTTAGGCTGAAGCGTGTGGACTTTTATTGTAGTCCTGTGCGTGCAGTAATTACAAGCCCCACATATAGCGTGTGGATAAGTTTCAGGCACTAGACGGTAGAAAACATTGCAAAAATAATCGTAATAATTTTTAATTGTGATTAAAGCTACGATTAAAGTAGATACGCACTTAACAAGGATTTGCAATGGAAATATTACAACCATATGTCCCTGAAGATGAAACAATACAAACTCCTGTTATTCGTGTAGATGCTGGCGAACTTGGCGTAATAGGCTTACATTGGTTCAACAGTCGCATCCGTAAATTCATTGGTCGTGAAAACTTTAATCACGCTGAATACTCTGATGAAGACGATAATGTGCATGGTTTTCTAAGCCCTGAGCTTGTGCGCCAGATGCAAGAAAATAACTTTCCAACATTAGAACTACCATACGTTGATGTAAGCACATTTAAATGGTTGTTTGATACACTTGTAACCGAAATACCCGAAGAACCAGAAGGATTTGGCGCATGAGCGTTGAAATGCATCACGCCAACTTTCATAGAGTAACGTGGCAAAAACATCCTGACCCAATAATTCGTGCAACACGCTGCCATCCAGCGCTTATACTTCCAACGCACCACTTTAATCATCGTCTCATGCATCATGTAATGCCACCTACACCTATACCGCACAAAAAAGTGGCAAATGATATGCTAGATCAATTCGGCTACTTTAAGCCAAGCATGGACCGCATAGAGCTATTTAAATCGGCAACAACACATTTACTTAACCAAGCAGTGTCGCATCCAAGCGCGGCATATGCTGACAGCGCTTTAGAGCTTGGGCAACATTACTCCGACCAACTTGAGTTCATAACGATGGATGAAGAGTTGGCAATAATGGCGCTGCGTCGGTATACCACGCGCACCGCATAAAACATAGACAAAGCATTGACAAATAATAATAAACGTGCTAAAATAGATACATAATCATAAAACAAATATGATTATAAAACCAAGCGAAACATCAAGACACTATGAGCGTGCACGCATAATAGAATAACGGCTAGCCTCTGGATAAAGCACCACCGAAAAAACAGGTGGTGCTTTTATTTTACCGAACACGAACCGTTGACAAATGATTGCGCTCATGCTAATATATAGAGGTAGTATTAAATAATTGCAAAGGAGCACGCAAAATGTCTACAAAAAAAGAAACTCAAATATCAACACCAGAAACGAAAAAAAGTAGCACTGCCAAGACAGTCGTTATCGTTTCACTAATATGGATTATCATAGGAGCCGTTGTTTTCGCATTCATGCAAAATAGCCAAGCGCAGTATAATCGTGGCATCTTTGATGGCATGGAAAAAACCAAAGCCATACTGCAAGCTAAGTAATCGCAACCGACATTTTTATATAAAATTAAAGTATAGGCAACAACGTAAGGAGTCAGCTTATAAAACGATTTTACATAGCGGTGTTGATTGTCACAGCTATTTCAACTCTAGGGTTTCTGGCATTTTCCCACAATCTACTAACCAGATACCAGCACAATATACAACGAATAACAAAACAACTTGAAGATCAACGATTGCAGCAGAATAAAGATGCGGCACAGAGACTTCAGGACCTCGAAAAACAGACGCAAGAACAAAAGCAGAAAATAGACGATCTGCAAATACAACTGCAAACCAGAAAAGCACAGCAGGCTGTGTTAGCGTCTGTGCAACGCCCTGTGGCGCACGCAGCGCCCCTCAGTGACGTTGTGGCTGGCTGTGGCGATAATTCATACGCCAACTACATTTACATGCATGAAAGTGGCTGTAGAACGCGAAATCCAAATTCTGAAGGCTGTGACGGCATCGGGCAAGCATGTCCAGCCAGTAAGGTATTAAATCCTTGTGGTTATGATTATGCTTGTCAAAATGCTTGGTTTAGTAATTATGCAAAAAAATACTGTTATCTAGGAACTGGCGATAATTGTTGGCAAGGCAGCTATATCTTCTGGCTTCAACACAGATGGTGGTAAATAAAAAAGCATCTGTTACGATGCTTTTTTACTGCTTCCGCCAACACAACCCAATAGTATTATACTACACAGTTGGCGTAAATGCTTTTTCTACAGTCTTGATTGCTGCTGCAAGAGCTGCCGCCGCTGCTGCTGCCAACACAGTTTTGTTGAACTGGTAGTGGTTAGCGACAAAAACTGCAAATGCTGCTGATGCACCTGAGTATAGCGTTGTCTTAACTACTGAAATCCATTGTGCTTTGTCTAGTGCTGTTATGCTCATTTTATTTAACTCCTTAGTTACTTATTTTAATCCGAGCCTTGATATTAGCCATTTAAGAGCAACACCAAGCGCGTTAAGATTAACTGTGTCTGTTGAATGAATAGCAGATTGTGCCTGTAGATCTGTAATTTGCTTCTGTAAGTTATCAATCAATACCTTATCGTCAGCAACTTGTTTTTTTAATACTGGACTATCTGCAAATGCCTGAAGTCGAGCATCACGAAATTTAACAGCATTCGGTTCTGACCATTGTGCCCTAATAAAATCTTCAACTGGTCTACCCTTCCAAGCATTAAGATATAATGCATCATTTTTGCCTGAATGTGTATCGTAATAATCCCAACCACCTATTTCACTGTGCCCAATACGCAGCACATCCACTAAACTAGCATCTATAATTGTTGACATATGTCCCCCTTTTATTCTTAATAATCCTAATGAATTTGCATATGACCTTGTTGTTACATAGCACACCCCTGTTGGGTTAAAACCATTTTGCTCAATAACAGTAACAGATGTTCCATTGACCGAATCAACGATTGCAATATGACCTGCACTATTAGTTGCTGTCGGACCATAAACAATAACGTCGCCTTGTTGTGCGTTAGCAGGTATAAGCTTATCAAAATATGCAGGATTGTATGTATTAATCATATCTTTAGCATTGCCGTAACCAGATACACTTGCCCAATTTTGAACGCCCAAAACCTTTTGAATATAATCTAAATAAACATCGACACACTGATCGCCATAAGCATGGTCTATATCTATTGGCTGACCGATAGCCTGTGCTTTCCATTGTGCATATGTCATATTATTCTCTATTCTTTATTGTTTGATGCTCGACCGATTGTTCTTTGACTTTTTGATGCAGCTTTATCTCTGCAATGGCTTTTAAAGTATCGTTTTTGCTCTGAATGGTAAGTTCCGCAAGATGTCCATTGCGCTTCTCTGCCTCTGTCGCAGCTTTTTCTGTTGCCTGTGCTTGCCTGTCGCCAGAAGCCGTTAAATTTTTAATAGCTTTTACAAACTCTTTGCGTTCTGTCCTGTCATTTTCTCTATCTCTTGTAGCGTTTTTAATAAGAAACTTCACAAGCCCATAAAACCCAACAAGCATACCAATATATATTGATAAGATTGGCGCAAGTTCTGTAAGTGTAAGATCGGCAAACATTTTTGTAATTCTTCCTTACGCTGCCTCATAAACAATATGTGCTTGTATATAATCGCCAGTTCCCCAAGTAAACGGTATTGTTGCTGAGATACCATTGGTTGTTGTTCCAGTTTGAACCCTAAATGTAACGGTAGTGCTGGTTGCCCAAAATACTTGACCAGCATAAAAATTTATACCTAAATCTACAAAGCTTACAGTGCTCAAAAATGACTCGCCTGACGTTGCATAATCTGCACTTGCTGCAACTGGTAATGTTATTGTCGGCGATGTTCCAACACCTGCACCAGCAAGTGTATATTTAAAACGTGCATGTATTGTTTTTCCTATTTGTATATATTTTGAGTAGTTAAGTGTTCCGCCTGATAAGTTTGTTAGTGTTGGTGTCCATGAAGCCCATGCAAAACTTGCATCTGTTCCAATTTTAGTGGCTGTAATTGCGCCAGTTCCAATACCAGTTCCATCGTTGAAACTAGCATCATTTGTTCCAAGAATATTCCATTTTGCTGCGGTGGGTTGCTCGCCTGCAATTACGGACCATGCTGAATATGCCATTATTTAACTCGCTCTCTGGTAAATGTCTCGTGGACTTCTTTATTACCCTTTATTTTTACCTTTGGTTTCCATCCAATTTCAGCTTGTTTCTGATGTATAGCAAATACTTCATGTGGTAAAAATGTCCCTTGTGGCGACATCTCTTCTTCAAGTGCGGTGCCTCGTGTATCATTACCGCACATACATTGATAACCCATAGAACTATCAGAACGCACGCGACTGGCAAGCAAATTAGCGCCAAATGGTAGGATGGTAAAGCCGTTATCGTTCATCTTATAGCCAGATATTTCGCCACGAATTTCAATGCCCAAATCCTCTTTGCACTTGTTGCATGACAATATATGCACTTCTTGATAATGTGCAGTATAGTAATCGAGCACTGCTTGATGGTCTGTTGGTTCAAGTTGTGGTCTTAAAATCATGTTATCCTCTCTTTAATAGTAACTTTTATAACAAAATGTGATTACCCAAAGTATAAGTTTGGTATAGGAACATTAGACATTAAATATACCAATTGTATGGTATCGGTAAGTGAAGCATTTCTGTCGTATGCAGTGACGTTCATTGATGCAAAAACTCCAGTTTTGGCAACACCAATGTTAAATGTATATGTTACTGAACTGCTTATTGTGCCGTCTGTTCTATAAGTAGTAAATGGTGCTGGTGTCCAAATAGCCGATGTTCCACCACCACCGAGTGCAGTTTTATATAAAAATGTATGAAATGGAAATGTAAATATATTTAAATTTAATGCTGTTAAATCTAGTTGTGCGGTGCCGCTAACACCAACCGACTCACTAACAGTATATATTAATGGAAAATTTCCTGATCTTACGATTTCAAATTGACTTTCTAGAAGATTATATATTGCGCCCATGTTATTCCTTACGGTGCTATTTCATCAGCACCAGCTATTAATGATGTTCCTACGGTAAAATAGCTTTTTGGGGTTCGTTCCTCAAGCCACAATATTTGCTTAAAATCTGCATTTATAGCCATCTGTGTCTGTATGCCAACAATATAGGTGTTCTTTACATCATTATTTGCATCAGGAACAGTAAGCCTTCCCCAATCGCCAATCTGTAGTTCAGGACGTGGGAATATTGTTGCCTTATATCGTCGGCGTGGCGTGCCATATTCTTTTACAAGTGTATATGCAAGTGAATATGCTGAAGAACTATCTTGAATATAATCATTGATTATTGTTATTGGGTCGCCATTGTTTGATGGATTACGCCCATAGGCTTCAATACTTGTTGCATCTAGGTATCGTTGTTCTATACTTTGTGTAACCTTTGCAGCGGTGCCAGACAATACTAATTTCCATATATAACCAGTTACAGTGCTACTGGTATTTAAGAATGTCATTTTGTAGGTCTTACCAAACAGATAAGTATTAGATAAAACTATAATGCCAGATAAGTTTGTGCCTGTTCCATCCATAGCAGTATTTACAGAAAAATAGCTTTTTGCATCTGAATTGCTAAGCGGTGTTGTAATTGCAGAAGCAGGCAAATCGCCATCAGCATCAGAGAAGTCTGCAAATATAGTTATAGATTGTTGGGGCAATATTATTTGTGGTGTTCCAAGTGTCCATATAGGACTAACTGCGGTAAGCGCACGCGGTTTTGCTTGCACAATGACATCATTAATAATAGGTGTGTTTTCATATTCAAGTTCCATAACATTACTATAGTCAAGATCATATTGGCGCACACCAGAAGTGGTTAAGAAGTGTTGTCGGTTCCAAAAACGGAATATACCGCCTTCATCAACAAAAGCAAGCCCCTGTTCAGCTATGACCATATCATTAATAATGTCGCCGTATTTTCTGTCGGCAAGCGATATATAGCCGTAATTACTTTGTAATGCCTGATCGAGCACATACTGATTAGTGCTAAAACCGAGCGTTGTAAGTATGTATTGAAATACGATTGAACCATTTATATTTGCAAGGTAACCAGATGTTGTTGTGCTGCTTCCTGATGTCGTAGTTCCCGACGTGGTAATACTGGCTTTTGAAATATAATCCATTGCATCAAAGGCGTGCAGTGTAAGCTTGCGATCACTAATACTAAGTTCTGGCTGCCCTGTATAGCCTGTAAACTGCATAAGTGACTCTTGACCTATAGATGCACTTATTTTAAGCGGTCGGTTAGGTAGTATACCCGAACCAATCGTCGCATCTTTATTCGGCAGGAATAAGCCCGAAGTGTTGTCCATAACAACATCTGCCTGTGCCATAATCATGCCGTATGGGTATTGTCCAAGTTTGCGCTGCACCGACCAGTTAATAACGTAATCTGAATAATTAGTGAACTGATACTTGTCAAAGAATGTGACAAACGAACCAGAGCTTTTAATAAAGTCGCCACCACCGATGGTGCTTGTTCCAATGGTAAAGAATGCGGTGTTTGCAACGGTTACGCGCTGCCAAGCAATAAGCACACCAAACCCAACCTGTCTAAAGGCAGCTGCGACATTTGTTGCATAGCCTGATGTGACAGTTGACTGTGCCATTATTGTTCCCTAAGTCTTACCTTAAAGTCTCGATATAAACTGGCACCCTGAACGTATTCAGCTTCATTAAAGTATGGCAAGCCAGAAAAGGTAAATATACCACCTGCATAGTTTGACTGGTCGTTGTAATAGCTAATGCCTGAACCAGTTGTCACTTTAGCTATAAGTGACTGGTATTGTGCTGGCGACAACTGTTGATATGTAAGTGTTGCTTGTTTCTTTTGATTAATGCGGTTACGTTGCATACCGCCATTTATTGACATATTGTCAGATTGAATCTGCACCAACTCTTCTAGTAAGAACGATGGTTGTGGAACTGTTGAATCGCCGTTAAGTTGTATACTCATTATTTATTTCCCATAATTATTATTGCACGCCAACTGCGCCAATCATCGGTAGCTGCACGCCTTGAGCGCGAGCGCCGCGCACAATCTCTTTCCATAGTTCGAGTGCGATTTCACGCTTCTCGACTGGCATACCAGCATACATGCCGATGTTGACTTCAAGATTAACGCTTGTATTATTTTGTGAAACTGGCTGCGCTAAGTCTTTTGGCTTACCAGTTGTTTGGTCAACCATACTTTGTGGCAATACATATTCGCCCTTGTGAACAACGCCAGCGACTTCGTTTTCGCCACCGCGACCTGTGAAACCACCAGACGCATACCCACCAGTGAAAATATTGCCTTGTTTGTATATCTGGTTAGCTCCTTTATAGCCAGCACTCTGCTGCAAGCTATATGCTTGGTCAAGGGTAAGTTTGCCTTTGCTTACTTGGTCATCAAGCTGTTTATTAAGATTTGTAGTAGCTTTTGTAGCTGCATCATTAAGGCGCATAAGGTCATCATATGCTTTTTTGATTTCCAAGCCAACAGCAACGATGCCAGCAATAACGACGGCGTATGGAAATGCTGCGAGGAAAGCTGTGCCAACCATGCTGAGCGTCCCAATAAAGGCAGGTATGGTAACGGTCGTTAATACTGCAAAACCTGCTGATATGGCACTAAATAGTGCGCTCAGTCCAAGCACAGTAGCTAAGGAGCCGATTGCTATTGCTAATGTGAGTGCTGCCATCCTGTGCTTTTCAAACCAGTTTACGACTGCGGCAGTGGCAGTTGCGAGTCCATTAATAACATCTATGGCAACACCAATAGCACCGACAAAAATGGTGCCAATGACAGGTATAAGTGGTTCAATAACATTGTGCCAAAGTTGCACGAGTATCGGTAATAGTTTTTGTTCTATAGTGTGCCAGAGCGCAATAAACTTTGGTTCGAGATAATTTTCAACAGTGTCGTATACTTTTTTCATTTTTTCGTATACGTTGACAAGCTCGCCCCAAAATATCTTCAAAGAAACGACCGACTTATCTATAATTGCTGTCCAGTTAATAGTATTGGCAAAACGCGCAGCAGTAGATATAAAAGGGTTCAAACCATCAAGGATAACTTTACCGATAGTTTCTTGAATATCATTAAAGCTATTTTTGAGCATTTGAATAGAACCAGCGTAGGTATCTGTTGCAGCAGCAGCGCTACCACCATATTCGGTATTTAACTCTTTAAGGATAAGCTTTTGCTTAACAGTAACATCAGTAATGCCAACAAACTTTTTCTTTAATTCATCGACATTGACACCGACTTTTTTAAGTGCGCCAAGTCCAGCATCAGGGTCTTGCAATGCCTTACCAAGTAGGACCATCTTTTGTGTTGCTTCATCGCCAGTAGGTGTTAAGCCATGATTAAGTGCAACTGCCATATCCATTGCAGCTTTGGTTGCTTCAGGGAATATGTTTTTGCCAATAGATGTAAAGGTAAGCGCCATGTTTTCAACAGACAATGCTTGTTCGTCCGAATATGCTGTTGATCTTTGTAATGCTTTCGAAAGATTGATTGCAGCGTCGGCAGTAATGCCAGCAGCACCTTTGGTTGATGCCAGAACAGCATTTAACTGCGTGACAGCTGTTTCGCTTTCTTTATATGCATCAACAGATGTTTTTAAGAAGCCAGTAAGCTCATTAATGCCTTTTTGAGCAAGATTAAAGATAGCCTGACCAGCGGCAACTGCACCAGCCATCTTACCAAATGACATACCAGCGCTGTCGCTACTTGATTTGACACCTTGCATTGATTTTTCAAAGTTGGTAGTGTCGCCCTTAATTCTTACTGTTAGATCTCTAACATCAGCCATTAGCTTGGTTCCTTATTTTTTCGTGTTGCTGTTTTATATTCATAATTTGAATAAACTTTGCCACCTTGTTTGCTGGCTGGTCGTTCAGCTCTGTAACAGTCCAGCCAAACTTCTCGCAAAGCAAATACTCAATAACTTCGACAGGTGTATCAACCTTATCGTTACCGTTAAATACCGACGTTACTTGAGTGAAGAAGTTTTTTTTTGCTCTTCTGTGTCAACAAGTGCTGTAGCTTCGTTCATGATTAATAGTGCGTCAGCTTGTGACAATCTATTAATATTCTCTGGCGTGACTGGCAATACTGTGCCAGCATCATCGTCAAGGTTCCAGTTTTTGATAATGGTTTGCAAGAAGACATCTGCACTTGCTGCAAAGTCAACGCCACCGTCTTTATCCATACTGGCGAAGCTTTTTAAATCGCCGTATTTTAAATCGGTCACAACCTCGACCCAATAATCGGGGTTGCTCTTGAGTGTTAGTTTTTTAAGTTGCACATCTTTAAAGTATCCCATTTGATTTATCCTTTGCCTTAGATGTATAGGCTCTTAGTGTTTTGTATCTCTATGTCGAGCGTTTTGCCTGCCACGTTATCAAACTCGCCAGACAAATGCACCTTTTCGGTGTAGTAACTGTCGAGTCCAGTTTCAAGCACAAGCGTTTCCATAGAGACTTGATAAAGGTTAAACTTCACGAACTCGCTGAAGCCACCACCGATTTGGTTGCCAATAAACTGAAGGCTTGCAGCTTGTTTGCTTTGGTTGTAATAAGCATCACGATCTGTCGTATTCTCGAAGTAAAGTTGGAAATCAGCTGTAACTTCAAAGCCCTTGTTGTTAATGCTTCGAGGTGTAGCAGCACCATGAGCGTGAATAACTTCAGCGTTGTTCTTAATGTTAAGCTTGAAATCATGTGTTTTTAGGTTAGCGGCACCCTTTGCAGCGCTTACAGATGCGCCAAAAGCGAACTGTGCGTTACGGAATGTCATCACGTTGCCAGATGTTGTCGTGTTGGTTCCTGAAGTCGTTGTTTGAGGGAAATTACCCATGAGCTTGGCTTTCCAAGCTGAAATGTCTGTGCCGACGCTTACTTCAAGTTCGTCAACAGTTACGTCGTAGTAGTTCTGTCGGTCAACAACGCGATCATTTGTAATAGTTAGATACTGTGGCGTGTTGCTGTCATTTCGAGTAATTGTGTGTAGAAAAACCCCTGAACCTTGTGAAGCAACACCAACTGTGCCCATTGCAGCTACGGCAAAATAACCGAAGAACTTGCTATCAACGTAGTCTTCAAAACCACCTTCAGAGTAAGCCTTTCCTGCAACAGAACTAAAGTTTACATCTCGAAAACCTGTAGCATGTGGAACTTTGATTTGTTCCTGCACCCCATGTAGGTCAAAACTAGAAAACGGTGCATAATCCGCGATTGCGGCAGGAACCTGAGCGGCACTTTGTAGTCCTACTCCTGCAAACCCCTGTCGTCCAATATTTAAAGCCATTGTATCTTATTCCTTTCGTCTACTTTAATTGTAGATGTAATTATTAATTTTCATTACTGAGCAACTTCGCCAATTAATAGAATTTCGCACGAACGCACATCTGCATCTGGCACTGCAAGATAGCCCCACTTTACTTTGACAGGCTTCATGAATATAACGGTGTTGCTAAGCGTTGTGTTGTTCTTGTCATCAAACAATGCTAATACTTCATCAACAAGTGATGTCATAATGCGTTCTGCTGCTTGTGGACCAGCCTCAATACGTTCTTGATATAGCTTGACGCTAAACTGAAAATCGCGTCGCACTCTGGTATTGTCCAAAAACTCTGCTTCGCCGTCTATTGGTGTAACAGTAATGGCAGGATAGCCAGCAGGCTTTACTTCCTCATAGTTATAAACTACTTTTGCTTTTGTTGAATTAGCCAGCAAAGTTACAATGCCAGCTTTTATATCTGTATAATAATGTGCCATTAAAAGCCCCTTCCTGCCAATCCGTTAGTAATAATGTCTATGACCTTGACAAACTGTGCAGTAATATACTGTGCGCTTTCCTCAACAGCAGGTGCGAAGAATGGTCGTGCCTTCATACCCTTAACAGATTTTGCAAATACTCTTTGACCGCCGACAGTGAAGGATAATGCTTTTGCATTTTTAGGTGTAATGCGTGAGCCAGTCGGACCATAGATACCTGTGCCTTTTTCAATATACTCGCCATACTTCTCGCTAACAGTAACCATACCGTCAGGATAATCAACCTGCGTCAATACTGAGCGTTGAAGCGTTCCTGTGCGGTGTGGCGCACGCGAGCGCACATTGCTTTGAATTTTATTGACTGAGTTTACAATGGCAGCTTTCATAAGCGGTCGTGCATTGCCGCCAGCTTTATCTACGTCTTTTATAAGCTTATCTAAGCCTTCTACTTCAACTGTCAGAGCCATTTTAACGTCCGTCCTTAATCAATACGAGTTCATAGTGGGCACCTGAACCATAATCGTAGCGCTCGCGTCCCTTAACGGTGTATACGTCGTTTGTGCCGCTTACTGTGACACGCATGCCTTCAGTAACGCCAGAAACAAGCGTAAATGCTTTGAACGTCTTAAATACTTCGCCTTCAGATATAGCTGTTAGCTCTGCGCTGGCAGGCTGTATGTTCATTTTAACGGCAGCAGCAGGTATACGATTAAATAGAAAACCACTGTATGTGGTATATGTCTCTTTATCGGTGCCAGAGCCATCAGATGTTATTTTACTGATGATTACGGTCTTATCGAGAAACATGTTAGAAGCTCCCGACTTTTACATAATCGCCCTGATACAGTATTGTCTTGGCTTCTTTCATCGTTGGCGAATCGCCATCTGTTGCGTTACGGTTATAGTTTACAGAGTATGAACCCTGCGAGAAGTTCTGCACACCTTCGCGGTTGTTACGCCGAGCGAGAATATCTTGCACCCAAAGCATACATGCATCTTTTAGATCATCAGGTATAGTTGACCAGCCTGCGGTGTATGTCGTCGTAACAAACATGCTTGCAAACTTCAGTGCCATAAGCTGTGATGAACCACCTGCAAGGTATGTTCCAGTCATGTAAAGATAACTGTTTGGTATATGTATTCTGTTAGCAGGGTCAGGTATCTGGTAAAGTGGGTTGCCAACTGAATCAGTTAATACAAGTGATGTTGAAAAGCCACCACGCTTCAATGTAACGCTTTGCACGCTTACAATTGGTCGAACACGAGTGTTTATAACAAGTTCGCCAGTATTGCTTATGCGTGCCCTGTCTGTGTCTGTGTAGGTATTTAAATCAAAGCCCTTCACATTACAGAACTTAGCTATCGAGCGTGAGGCTTGCGAAATGATGCCTGAAAGGGTCGTTGCTGAATAACTTGATACATCAAGGTCTGGCGCAAAGTCGGTTATGTCTTGTGCAGTTATCAAGTTTGTCATGGCTTCCTTCCTCTATTAGTAATCAGACGTGAAGGCAGGTTCATAACTCCTGCCCTCATTGTCCAACCGCTAAGGGTCAATACTAGGTTAGGCTTAATCCGCCCCACTTATATTGGAAATTCTCAGCGATAACTTTTAGCACGCTTGTTTCGTATACACGAGAAACGATGCTGTGGTTTGCTGTTGGAACATCGTAAACGCTAAGCGCTTCGAGGTCTTCAACTTCAAGCCAGTTCTGACCAGTGACATGCGTTACCGTCAATAGGTAAGCCCATGTGCCTGTGTATCGACTTGTAACAGTCTCAATCAGGTTACCAGTTACAGGGTTGACAATCTTTGTCAAGTGAACGCCACCGACAGCAGCACCCTGATTATCAACAGCGATACGCTGGATTGAACCTGCGCCCTGTAGATCATCAGCAAGAGCCTGCATTTGGCGAGCGCTTGCAACAAAGTGTGTTGGCTGTTCTGCACCAAGAACGTAGACTGAGCGAGCACCAACAGATACACCTGAAGTTGTAGCATAACCCATTGTTCCTGAGTTAGTGGTAAAGCTTTTTGCAAAGCCGTCAAATTCTGTGCTTGTTGTAGCGGTGTCGCCGTTCAAAAGAATATCCTCTTCGCCAAGAATAACTTCTGTAGCTTTGATTAATTCTTCGTGAGCACGCATGTCGTCAAGGTTGCTGCCCTTATTTGAGGCAAGTGCTTGGCGACCGATTTCAACGTCGCGACCAATGTTCTTATAGCTTGCTGTTGCAAGAGTATAAGTTTGTGTCGTTTGGTTAGGTTGTCCAGCGTCAGCAAAGCCTAAGCGAACACCTGTTCCAGCAGCTTGAGGGTCAAGACGGCTGGTTAATTTGCGCCATGTGGCGACCTGACCGTAACCCTGAGAACGTGGCAAGATGTTGCGAACTGGCGCAAGCATAGGCACAACGTGCTTAATGGTTGGGTCGAGGTTTTCAGGAGCATAAATGCTTCGTGAAGGTGGCGACATGCTGTAAGTTGAGTTCGTTACTGCTTTCGCAATACGAGCGTCAACATCAGCTAATAGAGCTTCTGTATCAAACATGATATTTTTTCCTTGTTAAATTAATTACTAACGGTTTGTAGTGTTGCACCATTTGCCTGAGCTTTACGGAGTTGCTGAGCAAGTTCCATGCGCTCTTTAGGTGTGCCGAGACTTGGATTGGCTACCAGTTCATCTTGGCGCTTTAGCAATGTTTGCACATCTACGTCTTCACTGAGTGCTTGACCTTCTTTACCCTTTTCGACTTCAACAAAGCTAGATTTAAACGTCGGTGCAGCTGGTTGGTCTTCGATATTTTTAATACGACCTTCTAGTGAAGCCATAGACTTCTCTACTTTGTCGGAAAACGCACCAAGCACTTTGCTTAGTTCTGATTTGTTAATGTCTTGGATTTTGTTAATCAATCCGTCAGTAAACTTTTTTAAATCGCCAGTTGTGACAGCCTTATCAGTCTCTTCTGTAGTGGCTTCTTCAACAACGGCTTCCTTTGCAGCTGCGTCAACAACATCAACTTTAGCAGGTGCAGCTTTTTCATCAGCAGCAGGCTCAACAGCTTCAACAGTTTCATCAGCGACAACTTCAGCTGCTTCTTCAGCTTCGCCTTCAGTAGCAACTTCAGCAACAACTTCTGCATCTGCTTCGGTAGCTTTTGGCGTAAGATCTTCAACAACTTTAGCTTCTTCATCACGCTCAACACCGCCGACAACATTGCCTTTGGTCATATCATCTTCTTTTGATGCTTTAGCGAGATTGCTTACTTTTTGAGCAAGCTCAACAGCAGTTGTTAATTCAGGAGTTGTTTCGTTAAGTTCCTGCACAACAGCAGCTTTGATTGTGTCAAGTGCAGCAGTAAGTGCGCTTACATCTTCGCCTTCATATTGTTCATTGTTGATGTAGTAACCTAGTTCGATTGCAAGGTCAAGCAACCATGCAGCATCCCACATACCTTTTTCAATTTTTTGGCTCATATTGTCATTCCCCTTTGCCTTATTACTAAATGTTCCGTTTCTACTATATACAGGCTTCGTTACTTTTGTTCCAGCTTTAACTGGCGCTGCAACAGTTACCTCAGATACGCTGTTACCATCAGCATCACGAGGATCACTGTCTACTACTGCTATGCCAGCCTTCTTCATATCTGTATTGTATAATGCCTGAGCTTTTTCCATTGTTGGCATAAACTGTAAGTGCCATGCAGGTAATCGAAAACCCTTGTGGATTTCAGCTTTAGATGCTTCATGTTCAACACGTTGCAAACCACCTTTTTGGCTTTTAACCATAATAAACATTGCTTCGGGATTTGCAGGACTGTCAACAAGTGATGTTTCAGATAGCTCATATTCCATAATGCGTGTAACAGGAGTGTCGTTACCGTTCTTGTCCTTAGCGACTTCTTTGGCTACCTTCTTGACGCTACCGCCAATACTGAAACCAGTAAGCACATTTTCCTTGACTTTAATCCAAGCGTTTTCGCCGTCTGTAGACTCGCTTATTTTTGCACCGATCATAACTTGTTTATTAACATCGTCGAATTGAATGTCGATAGCCTTGCCGACAGCAACAGGCTGGTGCATTTCGCGGATATTACCAAGCCACGCGCTAAAGGCAGCTTTGCTTGCTTCGTAATCAACAACATCGCCCTGTGAGTCAACGGCTTCAGAGGTAGCAATACCCCAAACCATACGTTGGTCTTCGTCAATTTTGCTGATAGGTATACTTAGGTTGAATTGTTTACTCATACTCTACTCTAATTGTATGGAATATTTAACAATGTTATTACCCTATAAAAAAACACCCCTTTTGAGGTGTCTAATAGTCTCTAGGCAGAGTAGTTTAGCGACGTGCTCAGGTCGATGGCTAGATATATTGTTCTTCTACCTCATAGCTTCCATGATGAATCTCAAAACCAATGCCAGTTCCCGATAACGACTTGCGCTTTACATATTGCATTGCTTTTTCTTCTGAACTAAAATGCGCTTCTTGTATTTCAGGGTCAGCATAAGGCTTACCGCCATTTATCCAAGCCGAAGGCTTTGAGTGAAATGTATGATAGGTTACAAGTATTGGGTATATAGTTTTCATAATTATCCTTTTAAGCCATCATATATTCATCGCGAATTTGATCTATTCTTTCCCAGTTCTTAGTAGGCATTGTGTAAAAATATAGAATCTGTGTTTTGCCATTTTTATCAGTGTAATGATAACGTCGGTTTTCGTTAAAGCTTTCAGCAGCTAATTCTGCTTCCCACTTGGTGTCATAATTTATACCTGTGCGAACTTCTTTGTCGCCGTCTACATGGATTTCTACTACTGTTGTCTTCATGGTTTTTTGCCTTTCATGAATTAGTTGATTACCCCTTAATTATACGCTTCTTGTTCGGTATGTCAAGGACTTTTTTATACTTTTTCAACAAGCCCTATAGTTTTATCTATAACCCAATAAACATTTCCTGAACTATCTATGTAATAATCATGTCCAACAACACCGCCAATACTGCTTGGCGCGATAATCTGGCTGCCGAGTCCGACAACAGCTGAGCCAATAGTAATGGTGCTCCCAACACCAGTTGGACTAATGTTTGCTACTGATGATTGACTTGGTGCGCCGAGTGTAGCGGTTGACGCTATGCCAGATGGCGATATATTTACGTCGCCTGCTACTAAGCTGCTTGCGCCAAGTGCAGCACCCGATGCAATACCCGAAGGCGTAATGCTGACAGGACCGACTGTAGTTGTTATTGAGCCGAGCGAAGCGGTCGAACTAATACCAGTTGCAGATATTGTATAAAGGCTATCGGCAGACGGTGCACCGATTGTTGCACCTGAACTTATACCCGTAGCAGTTATATTTTGTGTGCCGCCACCTGATACAGAAACCGTTGGCGAGCCAAGCGCGGCAGTTGACGCTATGCCTGTTGCTGAAATATTTACGGCACCTGCTATAAGTGTTGGTGCGCCCAAAGTTGCAGTTGAACTAATGCCAGTCGTGCTTATATTGACAGCACCAGCGGTAATAGTGGCGCTTCCAATAGTTGCAGTTGAATTTATTCCTGTAGCAGTTATATTTACTGCGCCAGCTGTTAATGAAGGTGCGCCGAGTGAAGCAGTTGATACGATAGCGGTAGCAGGTATATCTTGTGTGCTACCACCTGAATTTACAACAGTTGGCGAGCCAATGGATGCCGTTGTTCCTATGCCAGTAACACTTATGTTGACTGGTCCTGCAACAAGTGTAGCATTCCCAATAGTAAGTGTTGTGCTTATACCTATAGTGGTTATATTACCGCTACCACCACCTGTATTGGGTATATCAGCGTAAGGTGCGTCTGAATAGGGATATACACCATACATGGCTTACTCCTAATGATCTGACTCTACATAAATACCAGCAATACCAATAGCCGTAGTTGTCACTACTATGTTGGCTGTTCCATTGCTCATCTGAACTTGTGGTTGCATAAAGGCAGTGTTGGCAGGTAAGTTTGTCGAGCTGCTATTTTCGTATGTTACGCTGTTTACAATGTCATCTAGTCGCCAATATATTGTCGAATCATTTGGTTTTGCATACATATAGAAGTCGTAAGAATTACCAGCAGCTATGGCATTAGATAATGTTATTTGCTGTTTGTTTGCGGTTGTTGCATCCTTAGTCACAAAGTTAAATGCACCTGCTCCTGTGCTAGGATCTGTTGTATCGTGCCAGAGTCCACAAGTATTTGCTAAAACGGTGTCACTTATAGCAACTGAACCTGTTGAAGTGCTTGAAAGTCCTGCGAAAATACGAACAGTTGAAGCTGGATATAGTTCTACTATAAAGCGTGTTGCAAAAAAGAAACCGCCTAATCCTGCTGCATTACCACGCCAGAATTGCTGTTCTGAGGCAGCGTTAAAGCGTGGACCGAGCTGTTGGTTGGTCGTTGTGACGACGTTGGCGTAACGTGTGCGCTTCATCTGGTTAGATATAGCTGGTGACGTAGTTGATGGTGTCGGATGCGACACAGTTCCGTTTGAAGTCCATGCAGGACCAAGCCCCTGACCAGTTCCAGTTGTTCCTGTATTTGGGTTAAAACTAATAATTCTATTTCCAAACAAGGCAGGCTGTATAGGGTTATCTACGCCGCTTGGTGGCATCCACTTTGGTATCATTCGTCCAGCTAGTTTACGCGCAAATAAGTATAGTGTATCTGTGGCAGCAGAAGGTGGATTACTTGTAGCTGGTAAGGTTATTACGCCATTTACATCAAGAACGTTTGCTTTATCAGCTGGTGCGGTAATGAAAACATTTTTTGTTCCAGCAGCAAAGCTTACGGCAGCGTCGGAATTACTAGAACGAATGACCGTTGTTCTAGCAAGAGTGGTTGAACCAGTCAATGTTCCAAGTCCCACTTCCCAAGCATTGTTTGTCGAGTCAACTATAGCATACCAACAAGTGTCGCTAGTAGCCATACGACTTGAAAAGGTTTTATAATTAGCTACTGCACCAGCAAGAGTTAGAGCACCAGTGCCAGTTGTAGTTGTGGTTTCTTGAACCCTGTCAGCAAATATATGAGCCATTTTTGACTCCTATAGTGCGAATATTTTACTAGCGCCGTTATCCCATGTGATTGTAATGTTGCCGCCGTTTGGCGTAACAGCTGTAAAGCCATCAATGTAAGCAATAAGTGGCGATGTTCCTGCAACACCTGTATCTTTGTAGATAACAAGTGCGGCAACCGTCTTTGTGCCACTCACAGCAACAGCGGTAAAGGTTACATCAGCTGCATCAAATACACCAAGAGATATTGATATAGTTCCAAGTGTCTGATCGGTTGTTCCTGAATAGCTGGTAACACTTGATTTAAATTGATGTGCACTTGAATAAGTATAGTCAGTTGATAGGTTGACAAGAGCAACCTTAATTGTGTCGGTGTCTAAATCAATACTTGGGTTTTGACTCAAGAATGATTGTTTTGCTAGTGGATATAATGCGCTTGCCATTTTATGCTCCTATTGTTCCTATTATTGATGTAACTTCTACTGGTGCAGGTTTGATTGTTTGTTCTTCCATTTGATGCTCCTTATAAATAAGTTAATGATGCCCGATCGTCCCATACATTTGTAAAGGTATCGCTACCATTTGCCCATGTCTTTATTAAGCCCGAACTGGTGTCCAATTTTTCTATCTGCCATACTGCCTGTGAAGTGCTAGAGGCTATTGCAGCCTTCCCTATATATAGTATACCGCTTACAGTATTATCTATTCTAGTTGCAAAGGTTTTTTCTGAATTTACATCTGAGCCGTCGGGATTTACGATTGGCATAGCATCAAGGTCAAGCTTAGTGGTTGACCGAACTAACCGCAGCGCTACGTTGCCCAAACCACTTGACGGTAAGAACGGAAACTTAGATGTAAACACAGATTGTGTCTGTCCAACATTCTTAAAGTCGTCGAAGTTGGTAATCTTTACTTCTGTAAGTTTGGCTGGCGTGGCTTTTGGTGCGGTGTAGTTCTTCATGAACTGCGTCTGTTCTTCGGTAGATTTCATCATAAAGTCAACAGCATCGGCAACCTTTTGGGTCAGCTCAGCGAACGGTTGCATGTCAACAACAACTTCGTTCTTGATTTCGCGCTTCTGTAGCTCAGTAACACTTAACAGCAATTCCGCAATAGGCGACATGTCTACATCAGCAGGCTTATTATCGGCAAGCTTCTTTTCAATGCGTTCGCCCATTTGTGCCATTTCAGTATAAATAGCTTTTGAAAGATTATCGAGGTCGCCATTTGTTGCCTTGTCTTTAATAAGTGGGGCAAGTGCTTGACGAAGCAATGCGATTGTTTTGCTTTTTTCTGTTAGCTCTGGTTGCGGTTCATCTGCGTAGTTCATTATTCGCCATCCCATATATTAATTGAATCAAGATCTATTTCATCTGCTTCAGTGTAGCATTCACAGTTCGGATGTGCAGGTTCACAATCGTCGCCACTGTCGAAAGACTCGCTAACAGGTATTGAACCCTGCGCGGCGTTACCCTCACAAATGGGGCATACGTTACCGCCAGCAATAACCCAATGTTTTGTCTGCACGCCGTTTTCAACCATTGTAGCAAGGTTACCACTGCCCATTGCTTGAGCTGTTTCAGTGCGTGAAATAACAAAAGCGCGGTTATCACTGATGCCGTCAAACTGGTCTTCAATTTCGCTGGCTATTTCATCTATAGTCAAGCCGTCCATCTTACCATTTTTGATAAGTGTCACGAGCTGGTCGGTAGTTGTATCGTCAATGCTTGAAAGGTTAAGAAGGTAGTTGGATTGGTCATTGAGCATTTTAATATAGTTCTTATTGGTCATTGAAAACTCAACGCCAGTGGCTTTAACCATCAAGCCCCATCGCTTGTATTGTGCCTTTACTGAATAAACAAACGCTGCATATAGCGTTTTATATACTGTTTCATGTGAAATAAGGTCGGCAAGCTTTGGCATGCTATCTTTAACAAGTTGCTTCATGTGTGGTAATTGACTATCAGTTAGCGGTTGCATATCGTCGTTAAAAGCCAGTGTGTTAGCTTGGTTGGCTTTTTTAAGCTCAGCTGCTACAGACTGCCCCTGCGTCAATGTAGCGTCTTTTAACGCAGCGTAGAACGTCTTGTATGCATCGGTCGTCAAAAAAGCCTGAAATGGTTCATTCTGGCGCTTCACTTTGGTTAAGAAGCGAGATGTTGCTTCAACGACTCGATTTAATACTGCCGCGTTCATAGCTACCTCAGTATCTTTTGTAAATTACCCTGTAATTCAACTACATCAGCAATAAAGTTTATCTGATAGTCTTGCATAAATTCAGTAAATACATCTCTTACGTCTTCTGGTGTTTTAGCTTTTTCAATGCGGTCATTCATCTCATGAACTGTTGCATCGGGTAGTATCTCTGATGTAAATGGTCTAAATGTTTTGCCTGCCTTTTTACGAGCAATTGCCATCTTACGGAATTTGCGGAATTCAGACACAAGCGCAACCATCTTCTGCGTATCATCAGCTGGTGCAGGTGTTGCTGCGGTGTTGGCTGGTGGTGTTTCTGTTGTTGGCTGATTAGCATTGCCTGCCGCTATAGATGCCGCCATTTCCTTGCCTGCGTCAATCTCTTCTTGTGACTGTAGGAACGTCGGCGTGCCCGAAGTAATCATCAACAAGTCAGCTTGTGGCGATGGGTCTTTATCTAGCCCCATATCTGTGCGAAGCTCATTGATAGTTCGTTGACCTGAACGGATAAGTATTTCATTAACGGTTGCTTCTTGCTGTGCGTCCTTGTCTTTGTCGAGTCCAGTGAAGTGGAACTTTAGATCAGTGAAGCCCATCTCTTCATGGATGATTTCGGTAAACATCTCTTCGATAAACATAGCAAGTGGCTGCAAGCCCTTTTCATCAGATGTGTCGCTTGACTGCTGAGCCATGCCAGCACCACCAAGCCCACCTTTGTTTGGATGGAAACCAATTTCGCTAGGCTGCACATCAAACAATGCACAAGTAACTTTCATGAGCCAGTCGTTGAATTCCTGCCATGCCATGTCGGTCATTTTCTTAGCAGGCTGGTAGCTGCCTTCTGGCGCAAACTTCAGCTTAGCTGTTGCACCTTCATCGCCAGCCATAACTGCGTCCCAATTCTCTTGGAAATCTGCAATCATTTGTGGTGTCCACTCTTTAGGCACACCAAAGAAGCCTTCAGGTATGTTACCTTCGGTTAAGAATGCCATGTTAGCTAAGCCAGCTTTAAGCGAGCTAGATACAATGACAAGCAAGCTTTCAAGTGGGGCAAGTCCATATGGCGTGTTGGTGCGTGGGTTCATCATGTCATATAGCATTTGGTCAGTAGTAAACTCAGCTTTTACTTCGCCACGAATAACTTGCTTATACGCAACATTTGGTGGCAACGGTGTGCCGCCAGTGTCGTCAACAACAAGGCGAATAGTAGTTGGGTCTACTGGTAGCATAGTAAACAGCTCGCCACCGAGCGTTTGCTGCTTATATAGGCTTACTGCATCAAGCACAAGCAAGTCTTCAGTAATACGAGCAATGAATTTGCGGTATTTGTTACTCTTGCCGCCGATTTGCTTAAAGAATAGTCGAACTGCGTCAGCCTGAGCTTTGTTAATCGTGTTTTCGTCTTTGTCGTTAGCAACAATGTCCCACTGTAAGCGAGCCAGTTGGCGCTTGCGATAATTGATTGCTGCACGACTAATCTCATGCTGCACGCTGAATTTGCGTAGCACATCAAATGGAATTGAACTATCTGGCTTCTTGCGTGAATAGATACCACGCTGCTGCACTATAGGGTCAAACTGATAACGAAGCACTTTATTGCCTGTTGTCGGTGTTGATGATGTTGATTTTAATATTGAGTTGTCGAGATGCTCTGTAATTGACTTGGTTACTATTGCCGTTTGTGCATCGACCTTCGCTTCCACAAGCTTGTCGAGTCCAAACAACCTATCGAAAATACCCATTGTTGCTTCCTTTGTTAAAACGCGTTCTTACTACTTTAATCATACCGTTTCAGCCGATGCTTCATTAGCCGATGATACTCTTTTTTTATAGAAGTCCATAATTGACGGCATCGCAGCATGTGCATAGCAAATGATACATGCATCGGCAAGGTCAGGCGAACGAAACCCACGTTTCTTATAATCAACTTTGCTTTCAACCCGACGTTTTCCCTTGTTATCCTGCGCCCAATGTCTCGTAGACAACTCCATTAGCAGGTCGGCATTATATGGCAACTGTGCTTCTGGCATAATCTCTGCCATATGAAACCATGCTTCTGAAATCCAGTTTGGGTATTTATTCTTGTCTGTTGGGTCGCCGCCAAAGTTCACTGGTATAACATTATATGCTTCGGCAAGCAGGTTATCTGTTACGCCACCGCCAACACCAGTATCATCGACTTTAATTTCAACAGTCTTATCAAAATCAATAAATTGCTTTATCTTATCTGCAACCTCGTTAGTTCGAAGCTTCTCATATACTTTTGTGTCAATTGTTTTCAAGCCCTTTCGCTTCCACAGCACAGTTCTATCGCCACCCATTCGAGCAACGTCAACGCCGACAATAATTGCGCCGTCGCCTTCAGTCTCGCGCTGCATAGCTCCTAATACTTGTGTGCGTCCGATAATTGCTTGGTCACTCTGGCTCAGCGGTTCGCCAAGCCATTTATGTGCATACAGTTCGGGATTGTTCTGTTTATCAAATTCTATTTCATCGGTCTGCTCGCTGTTGAGCCAGCCGTATTTCATGGCAGTATCATAGTTTGCATTTATAACAAGCGTATTGGCGCGTTTATCTAGCACAAGGCGTTTGTGTATTGGGTCGAGTTCATTCAGTCGGTTATATGTCCATATTAGCTTACTGCCTTTTTTACGAACGGTAGGTGTTAGCACTTCAATGGATGGTCCTGTAATGGTCTGTGCTTCTTCGACCCAAGCATAATCAATACCCTCAATAGATTTAACACTTTGAGTATTATTGCGTAGTCCCTTGAATAAGAAGTCAGAGCCGTTTTGTTTGTTATATATACCATCTTTCGTGACGGCAAACATATTCAGTTCATATTGATTGATAAGGTCGGCAAGCAGTTGGTATGAACTATCGCTGATGCTATTCTGAAATTCACGAAAGCAACCAAAGCGTCGTTTCTTTT